AAAGACGTCAAGGGCATCCCAAGGGGCAGTTACTACGAAATTCTCTCTGCTGGTTCAAACTCTGTTCGTTCTGGTACAGTCACAGTTTGGCTCTGTGACGAGCCTTCTGAATACCGCAATCCACAGGTAACAGAGGATGCAGTCTCTGGTGCTATCCCAGATCATGGCTTCTCGTTTACCGCTTACATCGGTACATTCTCGGATCGTATCTCCTCTTACTTCATCGATAAGATACAACTAGCGTTGGATAACCCAGAAGAGATGGAGCTTGTCTTCGTTCCTTGGTTCTTAGTTTATGGTGGCGAAGAGGACATTATCGACTTTACAGAAGACCAATACACGGATTACGACAGAGATGTTATTTTGCCAGAGTTGGCAAAACATGGGTATACACCAAGAGAGGCACTCGGCAAAGTGGCTTGGTACCATCGCCGTGCACTCCGTACAGCGCATATGCGCTACGAGTTCCCAACTTCTATCGAAGACATTATGTCTCTCACGTCTGATCGCTGTTTCTTCTCTGAAGAAGTAAGAAAGATGCAAGAACCTAATATTATAGCTGGAGAGCCAACTCGTATCATCCTTGACCAATTCACGAGGAAGCCAGAGATGCAGAAAGTTGAAGAATCTCCGTTTATCGTATACAAGAAACCACAAGATGGCCATAGGTACCGTTTGGTGGTTGATGCCATTACATCTATGTCTGGTAACTCTGATTTCTTCTCAATGATGGTATTTGATGAAAAGAACAATGAACAGTGCGCCGTATTCTATGAAAATGGTCTTGCTCTCGAAGACTACGCAGATTACGCAGTCCAGATTGCGAAGATTTATAACAGAGCAGTAATTGTGCCAGAACAGAATATGGCCGAGGGTTTCATTGCCCTGGTATGGGAAGGTCAGAGGTATTACAACTTTTACTTCCAAGACCAGAACGCAAGAGCAAAAAAGATGCCTGGTATTCGTACGACTGCTACATCTAGGGACGGCATGTTAAACACATTGACTCTTCTGCTTGAGTCTGGGCGTATAATCATCCACGACCAAGCAACTCTCGATGAAATGGCTACTTTTGAGAGGAAGATAAAGAGGAGGCAGGATGGTACAGAAACTGTCCGTATCGAGGCGCGTGCTGGCCATCATGACGACCGTGTCTCAAACTTGTGGATATTTGCTGGATCGCTTGATAGAAGAGCAATCGCCGGTGGTGGCGATAAGGTGGGGTGGACCATACTTTAATTATTTTATAAACTAATCAAATTGTGCCATAATAAAATTATGAATGAATACTCAGGAATAGATTGGAACTCCAAGTGGTCGTACCCTCTCCAATGGCTGTATGAATCTGAAATCGCTCGTAGAAAATACCAATGCGAGATATTCCGTGTGCAGCTTGCAATGCAGGGCGAACCGTTTGAGAACCTTTATGAAAAAGAATTGACGTCTGTGTTGAACAACATCGACGATCCAAAAACGAAGGAACAGATTTCTAAAAAATGTTTGCCTATCCCGACAGTGAAATCCTTTGCCCTCGAGAAGGCAGTAAAGAACCGTGCAAATCAGATGTCATCTGGTGTTGACCAGTATGAATACGTGGTCAATGATCCGTATATGATTATCAATGATGAGACTGAAGACCTTCTTGCAGCGAAGTGCGAACAAGACTACGTTGAGAACAAACTTAATGTCCTCGCATCAACTGTTTCAACCGACCTTACCAAGTATGGCCTTTTTGCTGCTATCGTTGAATACAACCCATGCACAGACAAGAACACAGTTAAGCGTATCCACCCGAAGAATGTATGGTTTGACACAAAGTACTCAACAACTGGGCAAGAACGCTTCCGTGGTTATAACATGATGATCTCTTGGGCTAAACTCAAGAAGATGCTTGCAGACGATTCTAACGAAGAGATTAACCTTGATATCAAGGCTCCAGATCGTTCTGTCATAAAAGACCTCGAAGACAACAAACACGAGGTAGATGTAACTGCAAAGTATGCGAACAAGAAAATCCGTTCTCTTAACGGCCTTGATATTTATGTCCAAGATATGAATAAACTTGCTGAGTCTGCTTCTCTTCAAGGTTGGACATCTACATTCCCTGAGTATGCACATGACCTTAACTCTTGTTACAACCTCGGTTGGTACCACACCTTCTCAACCGACCCTAAGGCTCGCACTAAATCTGGTTACAACGGTGATGATGTAGAGCTTACTGTTATTTACGATCTCGATCGTAAGATTGAGTTTAAGATTATCAACCGTAGATTTGTTATCTCTGCAAACTCAAAGGCTTTCTGCCGTAAGATCGATTTCAAGATTGAAGATCCAATCACTGGTGAAATTCGCCATCGCCTCGATGACTTCCACCTAGATTGTCCACTCAAATTCCAGAGAGAAGAACAAGACAACCAAGACTTGAAGCCATATCCAACTTCAACTCTCTTCAATCTTCTTCCTCTTCATGACCGTCTTTGCTCATGGCGTGCAAAACGTGAACACGTTGCTAAATTACTCGCAACCCTACGTATTGAGACGAACGGTGCAGACGCTTCCTCATTTAAGAACCTCTTAAACATCATGGGTATCGTCCTAGATGACATCCAAGGTGATGTTAACTCTATAAACTTCGCTTATGACTGGACTGCCATCGACTCAGAGATTGCTTATCTCGAGAACGAAATTAAGACAGTCCTTGCAGGTTATGACCAGTTCGATGCAATGCAGATGATGGGCGATCGTGCCTCTGCTGCAGAGTCTGGTATGGCAGTAGGTGCAGTTGCACAAGGTCTTGCAGTCCACCAGAATGCAATTATGCAAGTTTATGCAGATGTTGCTCGCCAATGTATTGCAAACCGTGTAGCTTACTCTTCAAACCACGAATTCGCAGTTTCTAACCGTGGCCAATACGGTTCTCTCACTATTCAAGAGATGGCACTTACTGCTACAGTGAACGTTAAATCAAAGCTGTCAAAGACATTGCACGAGAGAATACTCGCATCAAACGCAATGCAGTTGATGTCTACACTCATGAATACTGGACGTTTGAATGACAATGGTATTGCATATCTTGCAGAACAAGCAATGTTCGGCTCTGCTCCAAGAAAGATGATTTCAACATTCCTGCAACAGCCACAGCCAAATCCAGAAGCAGTGCAAGCAGCACAACTTAACGGCCAAAACATGGCTAACCAAATCGCTCAGAACCAGATGATGTATGAAGGAAACCCAGTAGGGTATGAGACGCAAAACGTCCAAGAGAACGCATCACCAGAAGAGATGGACGCAATCATTTCGCAATTAAATGGAGCAATCGAACCAGATGAACAATCTGTTCCAGGTCTTGGTGCTGAAGGAATTGACATGACTGCTCAAGAAGGCGCATACGTTGGAGATATGGAAGGAGTGTCTCCAGAGATGGCTTCTATGACTGCTAACCCTAACGCAATGTTTTAATTAACAATAAGGAGGTAACATGGATTACAATAAATTGATCCTCGCCAATGTTGAGGATAAAGATCTTTTGCACAATATAGCAACTGTTCTTAAAAAAGAATACCAAATTTTAGCAAAGGCACTTGCGCAAGGCGAAGTGGGGAGTGCCGCACTTGTTGTCGGTTCAATGGAAAGAGAGATAAATCTCTTATCCGATTTGGACAAAAAAGTGAATGGCGAGAGTAACACCGTTAATGTTGCGTAAAGTTCGCACAAGCACTATAATAAAAATACATTAACTTAATTAGAAAGGACTTCATGGAAAATACTCCAGAAGCTGCCGCACCAGCGACAGAAGCACCCATTACTAATACTAACCCAACACCAGAGACACCAGCACCTGCTGCACCAGCACCAGATATGCACGGTTTCACCGGTGAGCAACTAGCAGAGATGCAGAAGTTCATGGACGCTAATGGTGGATACGATAAGGCCTTCAAGACCTTCAAGGATCGTATTTCAAATCCAGCTCCAGAAGCTCCAAGAATGCCAGAACCACAACCACAACAGGTACAACAACAACCTGTTATGTCAATGGAAGAGCAGATGCAAAGACTCCAAACTCCAGCTGGTTATATTAGCCAACAAGAGTTGAATGCACAAAATTACTACAATAATCTTGCTGCTCAACCTGAATACGCACCTATTGCTGATCAAATCCGTTCAGGAGAAGTCTTCAATGAAATGCGCAAATTCGGTATTCGTCCAATGGACGAACAAGGCAATATCAACGACGTCCAGGCACGTGAGTTCCTCAGTCTCCTTGCTAAGACAGTTCCTGCCAAACCAGAAGCATCATTAGAGGCATCACAAGCACCTACTGTCGATTACATTCCAACAAATCAAGGCAAAATCGATACTGTGATGCAAGCAATGCAGATTATCTCACAATCTGAACAACTCAAGAGCCAAGGTTTTGCAGAACACCCAGATGTAGCTGCTGCTAAGGAATTCTTAAAGAACTCTTGGAATTCTCCAAAAAAGTAGTATAATAGGTGGATACCTCCACAAGGGGACGCACCTAAAAAACCTACTAAAAAGTACCCACTCTCCGGTGGGTATTTTTTTGTTTTGGATGGTTGTTCTGTTATAATGACTGCATGAGTGATGCAGTAATAGTAGGTTTAATAAGCGCCACAGCAATGATTCTCGCGCAGGTGATTATCTCATATTCAAAGACTAAGGAAACAAATGCTACCTTAGCAGCTCATGAACAAAAGCAACAAGACGCAATTGACAATATCCACGCTGAATTAGCAGATGTAAAAAAACGACTTGATTCACACAATGGATACGCAGAAAAGTTTGCAAGTGCAAGCAAGGATATCGCCATCACCCAGAGAGACGTTGAGTTTATTAAAGAACAATTAAAGAATCTTGCATTGTGCAAGACAAAATAAATGCCCATTTAAAATGGGCAATTTTTTTTATTTTTTGTTTTTATCCTTTACAATGAAGTTAAGTCTAGGTTACCTAGCGGACTTTCGAGCATTATACCCGACAGCCAGCAAACCTGCCGAGTCACTGATAGCAAAAGAGCCTGATAGGAATAACACTTAGCCAATTGACGACTTGCACTCGCCAAAAGGAGAAGAGACGAAGTAAAGTTAATTTAATAATAAAGGAAGAAAAATGGCTACCTTACCAGGTACTTACACGCAGACTACTCCAGCTGCTCCATCAACTCCTTCGACAGAGTCAGTCTTCGATCTCACGATTATGCGTCCGCTTCTTCGTGAAATCATCGTTGACCGTCTTTTCGAAGAGCCAACTCTTCAACAGGAAATGACCTCTGCACGTTCATTCTTCAAAGGTCAAGAAATTGTTGAGAGTACAACCCTCATGCAATACCTTAAATATGGTCAAGAAATTCGCTTGAACATCATTAAGGATCAAAACCCATTCAGCCTCTTCAACAAGGATTCTATTACTTACGAAGCTGCTGATTCATGTCACAACCAAATCGTTCTTGATTGTACTGTTCCATGTATCAACACGATGCCAGAATTCGAGTACATGATTTTCCGCTTTGACACTGAATACTCATACGGTGTTCGTGCTTGTGACAAGAACAAAGATTTCTGGGATTACGAATTGTTCACAAAACAATACGTCAAATCTCGCCAAGCTATGGAATTCGGCCGCGAAGTCGACCTTTGGAACACTGTTGTTAAAGGCCTCATCGCTTCACCAGCAACTACAGTTGATTACCTCACTGTTGATGCACACCCAACTCACTACTGGTCAAATCTTGGCTCAGTCGCTGCTAACGGTGTCCGTGAAGTTCGCGAAGCTGTCCAATACCTCAGCAACGCTGTTGCAGGTATCAACCTCACTGCATTCATCTCACGTGAATTCGCACAAGAGGTTCTCGATAGCAACCTTAACCCATATTCTTCGAACCTCAACATTCAGAAGATTAACGACTGGGAACAATGGAATCTTCCAGGCTTTGAAGTTTCTGACCGTATCGCTCAGATCCTCGGCGTTCACATCCCAGTAGTTATTATGAAACGCTCACCATGGATGACTTATGACAACTCTGGTACTGCAGTTTCACAATACCCACTCTGGAGCGATGACACAACCAAACAGTATGTCGCTATTCTCGACCCACGCGTTGGTTACTCGTTCGAGAAAGCTGGTTACCACCTCGACATCAACCCATACGACTGTGACAAGCTCATTCGTGGTATGATTGATACCGTTTACACCGGCTCAGGCATCACCTTCCCAATCTATGGTATGATCCTCGAGTTCGATCAGTGGCAACACGGCGGAACCCCAGTTTCTGCTTAATAGCTAACTGAAAAAGTACCCTCAGCAATGAGGGTATTTTTTTGATTTGTATTTTTTTGTTGTATTATCAAAGTATGAATGATAGTTTTTCAAAAAGTTTCTTAGACAGTTTGCAGGCCAAGCCTCGTGGCCCACAACTTTCTAACGAAGATTACGCAAAATTGAAAGAGGTGTATGACGCAAATAGAGCTGCTACAAGCAGTGCAAAAGGAGCTGCTGCAGCTAAAGTAGCTGAGGACGCAATTGTTAGACTCCCAATTGGGTTGTTTGCACATTTGTTGGATGCTTTGGAGCTCCCGTTTAACATATTCTCTGGTGAAGGTTCAGACGGTTTGAGCAAACACACCCAACAAGTTATAAACAGCGCAGGAGACCCAGAAGCCAGCCCATCACTGAAGTTGCTCTTACATAATAATGACGAGCTCAAGCAAACTGGCTCTGGCGCCAAGGCTTACGAAGAAGAGCGCCGCAATAGAGCATCTGCAAAGCAACTTGAAACTGCAGACTTGCTCGATCCAATGAATTTCTTGAAAAACCTTAGAGGCAAATAATCTTAACAAAAATACCCCCGATAATGGGGGTATTTTTGACTTCACAGAACGTAAAGCCGTTCCGCAGTCAAAAGCTGTACTTATATTATAACAAATGAAAAGGGCCGCATCAAGTGCGACCCGATAAGGTGGTGTTAAAATGTTTCGTGGGTTACTCTCATTTCGTATCTGAATGGGAACAGTTCTTCTGCAAGTTCGGTCACCTTGTTAGGATATGTATTGTAGTAAACAATATAGTTGTCCTCGTCGAGTTGTGCGCCTTCATACGCTGCTACAATTTCTCTGACTGCCAACATGTCTGCATCTTGTTTTAGCCATAGTTTCATGTGATAGATTGTCATAGCTCTACCTCCTCTCTATGTCCAGTGTGAACCCAAGGCCCTTTGTTTTCTCGTAAATTATGTCGATAACATTGTCAGTAGCGTAACCATAGATAAAAGAGCTACGGTCTAACACTGTGAAATTAACTTCGTATCGAGATATTTCTACCCAGAACTTGTTTGCAACTTCAACTGGCGGGACACCGTCTATCGAGATTGTGAACCATCTCATAACCACCACCTCCTTTTAATGTGCAACCACCCTAACTTTATTGTAGCACAAAAAAACCACCGCACTTAACCCGACAATAGTGTCCAGTGGTGGCGGTGGTCGAGGCGATTTATTGAAGCCCGTTTGCCGCAGCGACTTCGTACGCCTCTCAGCTGTAATTTTATTCTACATCATCTTTGTCACTACGGCAAGATTCACAACCACAAAGGTCTTTGCCAGTAATCTTACCCCAGATTTCGTCAACAAGGTCGTCAACTTCTCTTACGAGTTCTGTGTGTCCCTCGTCTGATTCGTAGACGACTTGACGGAGAGAGGCAGATGCTTTCCCAAGGCACCAGAGTTTGTCGTCACAGTCTGGAAAGTAAGTACGCATGTATTTGCGTCTTAAAGTTTTAGCTTTGTTGGCAATGACTTGGTAGAATACCTCATCATCGGTGTCTTTTGCCACTTGTTGTGACCTCTTAGCATGCGCATAAATATGTTCTAACTCTCCAACCGCACGGATGTGGTCCGACGTGTTGAGTGTTTGGTATTTCTCTGCTAGCTTATCTTCCATGTTATTATTAGTATAACATAACTTAAAGGAGGTGTACTTATGGCAAAAGCCAAAAAGTTAACCAAGGATGAAGAAAGTTTCATCAAAAATGAGCTCAACTTCATGGGGCCTGGCGATAAGAACGGCCCAAAAGGAACGAAAGGATTCGTCAATGGCAGGTAGCTCAATGGTAACTAAACGTGTAACGATCCCAACAAGTAACTACACGAAAGGACGTGGTGGTTACAAAGTACGTGGAATCGTTATACATCACGCTGTAACAACAAATATCAAGTCGGTTGATACTACGTTTACAAATCCAAACCGACACGGTTCTGCACATTACTGTATTGATGGTAAAGAGGTCCACCAGTATGTTGATGAAAATGATACTGCTTGGCACTGCTCAAATTACTGGGGCAATCAGAACACGATCGGTATCGAAAATGTTAATTCCTCACTCGGTGGTGATTACCCAGTATCAGATGAAACATTTGATACGCTATGCAAGCTCGTAGCAGACATCGCTAAGCGTTATGGTCTTGGTAAACTATATATCAATCCAAAAGAGGATTGTGCTCCAATCACTGGCCACAAAGACTGGCAAGGCGCTTCCACGGCATGTCCAGGTCCATATTTGTATTCTCGACTTCAACGTATTTGTGATAGGGCCAATGCTATCAATTACCCACCAAAACCAACTGTTACGTGGGTTGATACACCTACTACAACAATGCGAGTAAAAGCTGGTGGAGCAAACTTAGTAGATGTAACAACTGGAACTGTTGTAAAAGGCCTCAACGGTGGTGAAGAATTCACTTACGTTCAGAAGACATCTGATGACAAGTATGCACGAACAGAGTATTCAAAGGAACACAACCTCAACAATGGTGTGCTGTTGGCAGACTTGGAACCAATCCCAGAACCAACTCCAGAACCAACACCAGAACCTGAGCCGACACCAGACCCAGGAGAGGATGTACCAAACTGGTTTGTAAAGTTTATTAAAGATTTGATTAACTTCTTATTCGGATGGATAGGAAAAGGAAAGGATAAATAATGGAAATCTTAGGTTTATCAGCATTAGCAACAGCAGTTCTTACTGGTCTTGTAGCTGGCGTTGTAGAACTCGTCAAACGTGCTTTTGATAAAGACTGGCGCGCTGTTGTCACAATCGTTCTAGCAGGCCTTGTAGGCGGTCTAGGAGCTCTCTACATGGGCACAGACTTCCTAGCAGGTGTAGTCTTCGGTTTTGCTGCATCAGGTTTTGTCACC